GTATCTATAAGAACCTTATTTAAAGCCCCTGCAACTTGAAGATCAACCCAGAAAGTTGAATAAACACCGTTTTTGTAGGTTGTATCTACTTGAATCTTAGTAGCTGTTTGGTCTACGTCGAGTAATATTGTCGGAAACACAGGAGCGTTTTCATCGATATCTCTAAACGATACGGAGTTAGAAGTATTTGGGACATCTAGTGTGACTTTACAATGCGTATAACTCGGCTGTAGCCATGCTGCATTCTTAGAAACACTATCCATAATAACAACATTGATTAACTGACCGGATCTGTTAGAAGCTCCTTCTGCATCAGCTCTTATATAGGTAACCGGAGTAGGGACCACATAATTGAAAGAGCTGACCTTTCTGAAATAATTATCAATATTTCCCGTTTCGGATAAACTTAGATGCTTATCATAGTTCGAACGATGATCAAACTGACGAGTGCCTATACGAATAGAGTTAAACGAGGCAGTCTTATCAACTTCCTGACTCCAGAACCCTAAATTGTATGTAAGTTCTACCCTTAAGTTTCTAGAGGAAAGCTTATCTTTTTTTTGTTGGTCAGTAGTTAACCCTTTAAAGATATTAGGATCGATGGATTGAGCTATTGCAAAGATATCCCAAGCAGTCTCGTATACTGCAATAGTAGATACGTTTATAGAGTGCTGTGAAGGTTTTGCGTTTCTGAATAAGCCCAATTCCCTGATTCGTGAGGAAGATTTAGGAGGGACTTTGATACACAACTCAACTGCTTCAGCATCAGCTGGGATATTGACTTGATGAGAAACGGTTTTCCACCCAAGAGACACCATAGTTGTAGTACCTGCTTTGCGATACCTCACAGATACTTGTGCGCTTCCACCCTCTAAAGTGAAATTACAATAAAGTGGTTTTCCTCGCAAATCAGTATTTGGATAAGTGGAATCTTCGTTTACAATAGTGGCGTCTACAGGCGCCCAAAGTTTATAGTAAAGTAAATAATCTTCTGTATCATGGTCATTATACATCGTGAATCTGTTTTGAGTTCTTCGAGTATATTTTGGACGTCCTCCTGTGTCATAGGTTACAAGGTTCCGCCAAGAAGATTCCCCGTTGTAGTATTCTCCCCATCCAAGGTAACCTCCCCAAGCTCCTGAAGATACCGGGTTAGTCCAACAGGATCGAATAAGGTTACGATCATTAGAGGTAATATCTGCCTCCTTAACAGTTCCAATACTTACATATGAAGTGGTACTTGTACTTGATAGTACGCTGTACTCTTGAGAGGTAGCACTGTCACTAAACTGTGCAGACTCATATCCGACAGTACTAGTCTGATTTCCTACACTCCCCGGATTATATCCTAAGACACCTATAGAGGGACAATAAGACTCTGAAGGTTTAACGGTCTTGGAGTACGTATAAGTTGCATTGCTTGTTCCGATGCTTACTGTCTTAAGGTCTCCATACCCGAAGGGGTCACACAAGAAACTTAATTTGGTAAACCATTGCTGAGTCTGAGGATGCCACTCCCAAGAGAAGGGCGCAATAGTTTTAACTTTGAAAGTTGTATTAGGCATATGGTGAAACTTTAAGTGTCCTTCAGGCTGATAGATAGGTAGAGATACTACAGTGTTAGGAATATCAACATTAGTCATTGAGTAACCATACCCGTACCTAAGCCACTTGATAATATCACGTTTCTTCTGAACATCTGGAGTCATTCCTCTAGAGCGGAACCGTATTCCGAACTCTATTGTAATGTCGTCATATGTGCCATCAGTGTGCGTCAGCGTACTATGCCTTCCTCTAATGTAAACCTGGTCAAATCTAAGTTGCGCCGTCGTAATCTTTGGTTTTCCCATCATGTAAACTTCATAGTCGAGCAGCGAGTTTTTCGTCATGTACTCAAAGTTAGGTTGGGCAGTTTGCTTGCCGTCATTTATTGCGTCATCATGTGTGTATATCAATGAGAGTTCCCCTTTCTTGGACTCCCTCAGTGATTACACCCTGAAAGGAGTCCTGTTACGTCTATCGTATTGTGCATTTCTTGGTTGTGTATACTTATCAGTTGCTCGAGCTATTGCGTTTCCATCCACGTAAAGCGGAACATCCACAGTGACCATTACAGATTCCTGCTGCCCTGTCATAGCAGAACCTACCATTCTTCCTGCTGATCTACTTGCGGATAGTTGACCATTGATAGCCCGTGAAGCTCCGACTGCTGAAGCTAATCCTCCGTTGACAGCTCCTATCGTTCCAGAGATTGCCTCTTGCAAACTTCCTGCGAAGAACTGTAAAGGTAATCTATTAAACTTTCCGCGTGATTCGTCTAAGATATCAAACCCGAAAGGTGATCTCGGCATTGTTTCCCCGATAGAATTGTTTTCAGGGTCAATCATATATCGTCCGCTTCCACTACCGAACCAATTCATTGGATTCAGTTTAGATCCTATCTCTGACATGGTACCCCAGAGAGAGGATGACATTGCAGTGATGCCTCTGATGAGTGACTTGATAAGACCTGTCCCGATGTCAAACCAATCAAGGTCTTTTAACCACTTGACAGCCGCATTGAATGCATCTTTAATCTTATCAGGTACTGACTTTACAGCATCCCATATAGCACCCGGGAGACCTTTAATATTGTTAGTAGCAAATGAGACAACATCATCTGCCCACTTTCCGACATCCTTTATTTGAGATTTAGCCCATGCAAGGAAACCTTCTGAGATTTTGGTGATTATCTTTTTAAGTCCTCCAATAAGACCCTTACCTACAGTAGCATCTATAAAGCCGATAATAGCTTTCCAGATACCTTCAAAGATATTTTTTACCCCTTCCCATACTTTACCCCAGTCACCTTCGATGATACCTCCGACCACTTGGATTACACCCATGATGACCTTCATAGCCCCTTCAATCATAAGCTTAATACCTTCCCAAATCGGAATCACTATAAACTTTATAGCTGTCCATAAGACATTCCAAACGGCTTCTATTTCCTTACCATTCTCATCGATAAATGTCTTGATAGTTTTCATCTGCTCATTGAACCAGGCTAAGTTTGTTTCCCAAATGGGCTTGATGATGTTCCACATTTCAGCCATAAAATCTTTGACTTTAGAGAGGGCATATTGGAAATTCTCAAATGATGTATTTGCGGCTTTTTGATCTTCCCCTACTTTGACAAGTGTCTGACCAAGTAGTGCCGCTTCTTTAGCCGCTTCTTGTTGTTTAATCTTGTATTGCTCTTGAGTCATTCCACCTTTAGCAAATTCAGCGTCCAAGGCTTTCATTTTCTGTTCAAGGATTCCTGTCTCTGTAGTATTTGCTGTGAGTTGATTCTTAGCTGCTTCTAGTCCTGCACGATACTCATCTTCTGTAATCTTGCCTTGTTGTTTCTGTTGAAGTAATAATGCTTCTTGTTGAGCAAACTTTTGTTGCTCCGTTTGCAATAGCTTTGTAGCTTCAACTACATTACCCAATGGATCAAGAGATTCCGACATCTTGGTTATCCAAGCACCAAACCCATTAGTGGAACTCGTAAGCATAAATTCTAATTTCGAGAAACCAATAAGTCCTAAATTCTCGAGAGCTGATTGCGTATTGGCAACAGCGCCTGATAGGTTGTTAGACATTACTTTCGCCATTGTTTCCGCAGAGCCAGAGGAGTTATCTAGCATCCCTTTGAATTTATCAAATTCACCTACACCGTTTTTCAAAACCATTATCCATCCCGCGTAAGCTTCCTCGCCAAAAATTGCCTTTGCCGCCGCTATCTGTTGTGAGTTCGATAGTGCATTAAACTTAGGAGATAGTTCATCGATGATAGTACGGATATTCTTCATAGACCCGTCTGCGTTGGTTGTCTCTTGACCTAAGTCCGCTAAAGCATTCGCCGCCGCCTTCGGAGGTTTAGCTAGTCGAGATAAACCTGCACGAAGTGCAGTACCTGCCATAGATGCTTTAATACCACCGTTAGCAAACTCCATTGCTAATACTGTAGTCTCCTCGATATTCATACCGAAGGTGTCTGCGATAGGGGCTGCGTATTTCATAGTCTCCCCTAGTTGTTCAACGTTTAAGTTAGCCGCCGCCGACCCTTTAGCAAACACATCAGCCGCTCTTCCTGCTTCGTCAGCTTTCATTCCAAAAGGTGTCATAGTATCAGTAACAATATCAGCCGCCCTAGCAAGGTCTAAGTTCCCTGCAGTGGCTAAATTTAGTAAGGGTTTCGATCCAGCAATCATATCGTTAGCTGTCCACCCTGCTGTAGCCATATACTCATAAGCTTCGGCTACGTTGGTAGCGCTCCATACAGTAGAAGCACCTAGCTCTCGAGCATTAGCACCAAGCTCCGCCATCTGTAGAGACGTGGAATCAGAGATAGCTTCAACAGTCGACATCTGCTTAGTATATGACATACCGGCACTTACAGCACTTTCTAAGCCCTTTTTTACAAGTGCAATGCCACCAACCGCCGCTCCGATAGCTGCAAGTTGAGTAGCTGCACCTTTAAACATAGAACCCATACTCTCAGCTGATTTCCCTGCATTACCTGCTTCTCGACGTATTTGTGTTAAATCTCGTACCATGCTTTGAATTCCAGATTTGAAGCGACTATCATTCAAGAGGACGTCTATAGCAATTGTTTCATTTTGAGCCATTTGGTTACCTCCTTTCTAGAGCTAGTACTTCGAGTCATCAAGTTTTACAAGTCTAGCTCTGTATTCTTTGATAGTTTGATAAACCGAGATATCGATCCAATGAATGAAGTCAGTATTGTCGATAGTTGTTAAATCCCATCCAGCTTTCAATCTATCTATGTAGAAATCCATGATGAATTCGTATACTGGAGAATCGTCAACCTTCAGAGCGTCTGCGAATTCAATTTTCTCAGCCTCTTCTCGGTTGACGTTCATTAGTTTTTTATTTGCTCCATGCGTTCCTTGGCTCTTCGTGCAGGTGAGGTAATAGTGTTCATAATAAGTTGTGTAACATCACCCGCATCAACTCCATTCCAGAATTCTTCCTCTGTGAATTGACAATTATATAAATCATTAGCAATGAATTTAACAGCACCATCTAAAGTTTCCATCGAAAAATCCTTCTCTAGAGAACTAGCCCATCCTACAGATTGTTTAAAACGTATAGCTGGCATAAAAGCAGGTTGTTTAAAACTCTTTTCTTCGCCATCGATTAATAATTTGATTTCCATATTTAATTTCCACCTTTGTGAATTTATAGTTAAACATCATATAAAAAAGAGGGATATCAACCCCTCTTTTTTTTAAAAAGGATATTATTATGATTAAGGAGTTGGTGTAGACGATACTAACTCAGCACTTTCAATACCTGGAGGCAATGGAGGTTCTGTTGTTGGAGGTTTTGGGGTATCAGATGGTTCGACTACTCCTTTGAAAAAGTCAACCGCCCAGTTATCCGGATTTTGAGTTGTTGCTTTGTTAGCATCAATCTGAAACTCGTAAACAGAATCCTTTAGACGAGGCATAAAGGAAATTTCATATTCAGGAGACTGGAATTCAACTTTATCCTCTTTCGTTTTTGTTTCCTCTTTACCCAAAGAAAATCGTCCTTTGTAAAGAACTTTATATCGGTATGATCCATCTGCTTTCATTCTGCGATAAAGTAATGCTCCTTGTGGGGCAACATCTTCGGCAGACTTGATTAAAGTCTTGTTCGTTTTAGAGTACTTATGTCCTAAAACTAATGCTTCACGATCTGGTTGAATACCTGTAAGTACTAGTTTTGCAGGAATAGAACCCATCGCAGAAGCTGATTCGATCGCTCGATTATCTCCGTAGTCTGACACTGACTCGACTTCTGGCTCAACTGATAACTCTTTAACGTATCCGATTTGGACAGGTTTGTAATATGTTTCTTTTTGTTCATCTTGCATTGGAGCAAAATACAATTTATCGATACCGATAATTGATGTTGTCATTCAGTTTCCTCTTTTCTTATAGAATTTCAGTCAAGTAGATTGAGAAGGTAAGATGATATAGCCCGTCCACTTTATTGAATCTAGCTGACTTGATAACTTTAGTGATGTTTCCGAACGAGAGATGCGTAATACTCATGAGCTTATTTTCCACGGCATATTCTCCTTCAGTGGACATCACTCCAATGTCTGTCATGATGGTTCTACGCTGAACACTTTCAGATTCCCTTTGAAGGTTGGATAACCGAATGTCAACTACTAGGCAGTTATCTGTAAGCTGCTGTCCCGACACTGCTGTGAAAATGTCGTATGTAGGAAATATCTCTAGAAGTTTAGCCACTAAGGCATCCTCATAAGTTTGCATCACATTCTCAGTTTCATAGTTTGTGTTCAACGTTTAATCACCTCTTTTAGGAAGTGCTGTACTTCTGCATCCTTCTTGGACAGCATAAGTTCATAAGCCGCATGCATGTAGTAGGCTCCAGGTTTGTATCCTTTTCCGTAGATAGTATGACCATACTCAACATAAGGAGCATAGAAAACATTGGAGTAAATTCCACCTGATATGCGCCCACCAGTAACTTGAATAGCTTTGAGCTGAAGTGAGTTTCTTAATAATGATGTATCAACCGGAACTCTTCTTTTAGCTTCAGCAACCCCTGTAGCTGAGAGACGCTGTACAAGATTTTTGCCTTCGGAGTCTATTTTTCTTTCGATGTTTCTCAAAAGGTTTGTGACCCCTTCAGTTCGTACAGTAATTTCTATCATGCTGTACCACTCTCTTTAGCGTAATCTTCATGACGACAAATAACTTCCTGATGGGTTTCGTATACCATTGGAGAACCACACACACCTTTTAAGCTTCTACCATAGTAGTTAAATGTAAAACGATCACCGGCTTTGATATCGATATGTTGTTCAAGATACACTTGAAAGTCACCTGTAATAGGTTGAATTGTTCTCCTTTGATCGTATTCTTCCGAACGAAATACGTACAATCCACACTGAATGTTCGTGTAAATTTCTTTGTCTTCAAATACTTTTGATCCATTTGACTTTGTTACTTGTACCTTTCTAGTCACACTGCACTTAGAATCAAATGTTGCAACAATATAATTCTTCATACGAACCTCACCCGCCTAAATTTGTTGAGATACTTAACATAATCACTCATGAAGAGTGTTCCACGCGGCACATTGGCAGATGTCCCTTTCGTTTCAAACTCTTGGACGAATCCACCACGTTGAATTTTCTTAACAACATCTTGAGGTTTAGATGTTTCTAATCCTTCTAAGTACTCAATCATTTGGCGGCAAACCATTTCTATGACAGTATCTTTTAAAGGTTCGGGAAGATCCACACGATTTATATAGATTAAAACTTTATAGATTGTTGACTTGAGCGCATATTTGATAAGATCATTATTTTCGTCTGTCTGTTTACCTATCTGTTTAACAATAGGAAGCAATTCTTCGATGAGAGCATTCAAATATTCTTTATCAACATCTTCTTCTGTGATGTAACCTTTCATACATTCACTTCCTTTTAAGAAAAGCTCAAGGGAACTTAAGTCCCTTCAGCTTTCTTTTTTGCTATTGTGTATGCTCTTTTTTGTGACGGAGTCATATCCTCGTAGGTTAATTCGCCATCGGTAGCCTCAGCCTCCGATGAGACTGGCGAGGACATCATCATTGACATCTTCGCGACAGGCTCGTCAGGCGTCGTTAGTTTCCCGTTGGAGGAGGAGCAGGGACTGTTAAAGTAACTGCACGAGCTTTCTCAGCATTCTTCACGTAAGCCACATAATGGATATCTGCGCCAACTACTTGAGAGCGTTTTTCCATTAAGTTCTCAGTCTGCACGAATACTTGACGCTTAAGCGAAAGCCCTAAAGCCCCAGCTTTAACTAGGAAAGCTTCACCTTTTGTAAGACGTCCAGTTACTACAATGTTTAATCCCATTACATGACCTACTGTACCTGCCATGAAAGGAGCACCTTGTTGAACCGCTACGAATTCCTTCATTGATAAGATTTCACCATAGTCTGCCGGAGATACTAATAGTACAGCATCTTCAATATCCTCACCGAAAGCTACACGTAATAGTGCTAATCCTTTTTGGGAAATCTCGGCAGCTTGAGTTGCAATGGAAGGCTTATTAGGGTCTACATTAGTTTTAGCAGCTTTAAGGGCACCTAGTAAATCTACGTCCACCTTGTTAGAAATAGATACTCCAAGTTGACTCTCAGCCTCACCTACTACAGCAGCGTTTGTTGCTAAGATAGACTCGTCAGTCATAACGATATCTTTTACAGCTTTCAATACAGGGAAGGATTTAGAAGTTGCCTTGATGTCATCACGACTAACCGTTCCACCTTCCGCTACCACTACTGCATCTCCGATGTAAGACCAAGTAGGGAATACTACTGTTGTACCAGGATTAGAAACTAACGTGTAATCAATATCCGCAAGGGGTGCAAACTTGATTAACTTACCTAATTTTGATTGGATACCTACGGCAATAACATC